GTGTAGTTAAAGTTTTTACTGTTTCAGTAGCTGTCGCATCCCTAATAATAACTTGTAAATCTGTATTGGCAAATATCTTGAAGGTGTAGTTAAAGGTATCGAGAGTACCATTACCTGCGTATGAGTTCTTTACTGTAGTTGAAGATATTGTCATATTAGTTCCTCTATATTAAATTCTTTATCCTTTGTCTATGGTTTTAAAAAGAAATCTTGTCCAGTTCTTTTTTTAGTATTTCTTTCTAATCTTTTAAAATAACCTGGATCTAACATTTCTTTAATTTGATAACCAATAAGATATTGATAAGCTGGTCTTATAAACCAAGCATCTATAGGTGTATTAGATTCAAATAATCTATAGGCTTTTATAGCAGCTTTATCATATTTTCCTTCAACAACATTTGTAATTGCTTTTGCAAATCCAGAAAGATCTGAATAAACTGGTCCTGCAATAGTAGATAAAGCACCACCATTTGATCTACTAAATTCTGATTGTAATAAATCGAAATATATACCACCCCCACCACCTTTTAAAAATGCAGCAGCTATAGTTTTAGGATTTTTAGGATCTCTAGGTTCTTTTCCAGATAATAAATCTCCTATTGTTAAAGCAACATATCCCCAAAATGTAGTAGTAATTCCTAAACCAACTAAAGCCGCCATCTTTGTACCTATAGTTGTTCCAGGTGCGTATGATTTTAAAGTTCTTTCTATTGGTTTTGTATAAACAGATAATCCAAAACTTTTAAATTGCCAAAGCATAGCCATTATTTCACCTTCTAAAGTTCCTTTTTTAAAACCTCTATTCATAATAGCTTTTTCTCTTCTTCCAGGTTCTATAATTCCATGGTGTATTCTGTCGTGAAGAAAAACTCTCCAATTAGATTGGATTTCTTTTTTGACATCATTGATTTGTTTTTGACTAAATTTTTTATATTGAGGTTTTGTTTTTTTTAAATAAGATAAAGCATCATCATCAGATATTTCTGACAATTTTTCTATCGCTAAATATTTGTTTCCCTCAAAATCTTTTAATGTTGTTTTTCTCATCATATTCCATTTAGCATCATCAATATTATAAAGACCTAATATATTTCTATACTGTTCATCTAATTCATTCCAAGATTTAGAAGTTAATTTTCCATAGTGGTTTTGCAAAGCAAGTGCCATAGCAGATTTATATTTTCTCATTAATCCATTAAAACCAATGTATTTAAAAAAATTTGTTTGATAAGTATTAAAAGCTCCTATTGCATTTTCTCTTAAAACAAAATGTTCTGAAAAATGTCCACCAAAAGAATCAACAAATAAACCTAAAGGTTCTAATAAATCTTTTAATTCTTGTGAAGACTTAGTTCTTTTTAATTCTTTAAATAAAGTTTTTAAAAAAGATATTTGATCTATTTTATTAAATCCAGCTTCTGACATCATATATGCTATATCTGCTACAGAAGTAACAGGTAAAGCAGTAAGTTTACCAGTAGTAGATAATGTTCTTAAACCACCACCAATTTTAGCTATAGTAGCATTTGCACCACCAGCTTCTATATGATTTACTGAACCATTTAAATTTGCAAATTCTTTTTCTATTTTAGAAAAATCTAAATCTCTACTTTTTAATCCTTTATATTTTTTCTTTAATAAATCTATTAAAGTTCTTAAATTATTTTCTGGATTAGTTCCAAGTTTAGACATTAAACCATTATCTTGACCAGCTTTATTAAAACCAAAATATAAACTTTCTCTTAAATCTCCATTACCAAATTTTTGATCATAATCATAAAATGATTTTCCATCTTTAAAATGTAAAACTCTTTCAGCACTTTGTCTTTTTGCAATATTTTTAGATCCAAAATGTTGTCCAGCTTCTAATGTTTTTATGTGTTGTCCAGCAATAATATTATCCCAAACATTCGATAAAAATTTTTTAGGATCAGCTCCTTCAAAAGTTCTTATATGATCTAATTTAGGTAAAATATATTCTATCCAAGCAGTTTTATGTATGGCTTCATCTTTAATAGATTCTCCACCAGCTTTTAACATTTTTTCAACTAAATGACTTTGTCTAAATACATAGCCTGGTAACATAGAAATCCATGCACCTAAACCATTTTTATCTTTTACTACAATTTCATTCCATTCTTTTATAGTTTTTGCAATTTTGTAAGCATCTTTATTTGCATATAAAGGTTTATCTTCTGGTAGTGGTATACCAGCTCTTTTTAATTTTGCTTTATCAAAACTAGACATTGATAAAAAAGGATTATCCATAACTTCTTGAATGATTTCTTTATGTAAAGCTCTTTGATTAAAGGTATCTAGAAGATCAAATCTTTCTAAAGTATTAAAAAAACCACTAATATATTTATTTTGGTAATCAACAATAGCACCATCAACAGAATCTCTTGTTCCTTTTCTAGATGCCTGTAATCCAACAAGTAGAGCTTTAATTCCTTGCATTGGATTGTCACTCCATATTTCATCAATGTATTTATAAAGTTCTAAAACTTTTTCTTTATCTCTTAATCTATTTAATAATTCTACTTTCTTACTAATTTTTATATCATCTAAAACTTCTTTAGATATTTTATCTAATTCTGCTTCTATTTTTTTTGCACCTCTTTTTAATTCTAATTTATTTTTTATATTTAATAATAATTCTTCTGCTTCTTCGTTAGATAAAAAATCTTTTACAGCATCTTTAACTTCCAATAAACAATCTTTAATACTCATAAATTAACCTTTTTTAACTAAACAAGATAATCCAGCTTTAATAGATTTATTAAGATCTGCTTCTCTTGTTGTTACTTTTTCTATAATATTAATTTCTTTATTAACAGCTGTAATATAATCTTTTAAAAATGGAGATTCTTCTAATAATTTAGGATCGATAACATCTGTTTGTTCTTTTAATATATTAATATTTTCATTTATTTCAGAAATATTTTCTGGATTCATTTTAGGAGATGTATCTTCTGGAATAATATCTAAATCTTCTCCTTCAGCTGGATTAGTTTTAGTTCTTATTCTTTCTTTATTTAAAACAGTAGTATCAACTGCTTCATCTTTTAAAGATGTTTCTTCTAATAATTTTCTACCATCTCTTAATTTTAATGCTTCAATTTTATCATTAATATTTTGTAATTTAGATCTTTGAATAAATAATTTTTTATTTAATGGATTTGATATTTGAAAAGTATTTTCAATAAGTTTAGTTTCATTAACAGTATTTTCAACAATAATTTTTTCTCTAGCTTCTAGTTCTCTTATTTTTTTTACAAGAGGTTCTATTTTTTTATTTGTTCTTTCAGCAAGTATACGATCTGTTTCACGATATATTTCATCCATAGGAGCATTAGGATTTTTTTCTCTAACTTCTTGCTCTACTTTTTTTCTATCTCTTTTATTAGCATTTCTTGCTTTTCTATATATTTCTCTATTTTCTTTTCTTAATACATCTAATTGTTTTTTAATTAATTCATTTTCTAAATTAAGTTCATTTCTTAAATCATTAACAATAATTTTTCTTGTATCAAAAAGTTGTTGTGCAGTTCTAGGATCTTTAGATAAATTAATATTAGCTTCTAAATCTGTCTCTCTTGCAATTTTAGTGTGTTCTAAAAATGCTGCAATGTTAATTCTTTTATTTTGTACAAGTTGACCAATAGTATATTTAAGAAGATCTTCTCTTAAAGCAGGATCTGCATTAGCAATCTTTGTATAAATATTTTCTTTACCTGTATATTTTTTATATACATCTCCAATTTTTCCAAAAGAAACATGAAGTCCACCACCAAGTACAGTACCAAACATAACATTAGTAATAGCATTTGCAGCAGTATAATCTCTTTGTTCTTGATTTGCGGATATATAACTTAAAGGTTCTACAGCAACATTACCAACAAAACCTTCTTGAACACCTTTAAGCATTCTTGCTCTTGTTACTCCATATCTTGCAACATTATTTAAAAACTTTGCTTGACCAACAACTGGAATAAAAGATGCTCCAATATTAATTGGATCTAAAAAAGCAGCACCTAAACCACTTATAAAATAACTAGATTTAGCAAATATATTTTGTGGTCCTCTTTGAACTATTTGTTGTTTTTTTAATTCATCTTTTTTCTTTTCAACTAATAAATTTACATATCCTCTTGGCTCATCCTTTTCAAAAAATAAACCTAATTCAATATATTTTTTATTAAGTTCTCCGACAGGAATAATTTCATCATCATCTTCTGCTGCTTTTCTTCTTTGAGCTTCACGATATAATCCCCAAGTAGGATTATAATCTGTCATTAAAGAAAAATTTGCACCAAATGCTTCTAAAAAAGAAGTAGGTGTTTCATCAAAAAGATAGTTTCTTTCCTCATCACTAGCTTTTTTTGTTTCATAATTTATTGGTATCATTATGGTGAAGCCACTTGTTGTAATTCATAAATATCTTGAGGAGATATAAATCCATTTAATTCTCTAAAATCTATTTGTAAAGGAATTCCAGATTTAGAAATAAAATTAGTTTTACCATCTGTGTTTAAAAAATCAATTGTTAAAGGAATTTTTTTATTAGGATTGATTGGATCATTTATTCTAACTTCATAAAATTTTCCACTAGGAACTGTAACCCCAAATATCAAACCTTTATTACCATCTAAATACCAATCTCCAGAAGATCTAATTAAACTAATTGTTTGATCAGTTGTTGTTTTTTGTCCACCTTCACCAAATAAATCTAAATCATATTCATTTAAATCTATTCTTCCATATTTAATATCACTTTTTATTAATGATGCTGTAGCTTCAATAACTTTTAAATTAACTTTTTCTCCATTAATATCTGATGGAATATAAAAATTATTATTAGGAATATAATAATCATTTAAAAATTCTTGACTTAAAATTGATACTGCTTCTTCAACATTGTCTATTCTTCCAGATTGTAAAAATTGTAAAACTGAATCTTTTAATACAGTAACAAGAGGTTGCATAACTTCACCAGGATTTTGAATCCTACCAGTTCCTTGAGATAAAAGAATATTATAAAAATCTTCTGTTTTATCTTGAATAGATTTTATAATTGTATTTTCTAAAGACCTATCATCTAATTCACCTAATCTAATAGCTAAATTTTTCTTTTCATCTTGATTTAATTTTCCTTGAGCCGAATATTTTTTAAGAATTTGAGAATTAAAACCTGCTGCATAAAGAATACTATTATCTATTTTTCCATATAATTGTTTTTGTACATTTATATATTTGTTGCCATAAGTTTGTTTTAATCCTTCAATAACAGAAAGTTTTCTTTCTGGATTATCTTCAGATTTTATTTTAGAATCAATTAAACTAATATCTTCATTAGTTAGATAAGTTCTATAAATAGGATCTATATTTTGATCTTCATATAATTTATCTAATTTATCTGTATAAATTTTTAAATTAGTTTCATTTGGATCTGCTTTATAATCTTGATAAGAAGATTTTACTGATAAATCTGAAGTTGTAAAAAACTGTGCAGCTCCAGATTTTTCAATAATATTTTGTTTATTTTGTACAATAAATTGAAGTTTATTAATTGCTTTTTGTTTTAAATTTTCATCTGTTGTTTTAATATCTAAATTATTAATTAAATTTAATGCTGTATTATTATCTGTATATAAAACTGTTTTAACATTTTCTCTTATTAAATCAGCAATTTGCAATTCTTCTTTTACTTTTAAAAAATTTTCTTGACCAATAAAAGAACTTGCAATTAAATTACTATCAACACCAGTATCTTCACCAATATAAGATGCTTCTAATTTTTCTTTTAAAAGTTTTTCTCCATTTTGAAATAGTATAGATCTTGCAAATATAACAGATTTTTCTGTTGCTTCTGGAGCATTAGGATATAAATTAGGATTTTTGCTTAAATCATTTAATAATTCTAAAGGATTTGATCTTGCTCTTTTATCTAAAATAGTTTCTTCTTTAACTTTAATTAAATAATTTTTATTTTGTTCTTTTACAATTTCATCTGTATAATTTTGATTAATATAATTATCAATTTCTAAATCTACTTTAGGTAAAAAAGAATCACTTAATCTTATTTTAGTAGATAAAGTAGATGCAAAATTATTAAGTGCATCTTGTTTTTTATTTTCTAAATTATTTCTAGCTACTTTATTTAAGGCTAATAATGTAGAACTTCTATTATTTTCAAATCTTTGAATCCAAGCATTTTTAGTAAATTTAGATTCTCCAGATAACTTTGTGTTTAAAAAATTTTGTTTATATACTTCAACATCTTGATTAAATAAATTGGTAGCATCTGTTGGATATGGATTGTTTTTATGTTTATCAAATATATTATAAAGTTCATTCCAAGATTCATTTTCATATTCTGCTGATTTTATTTTTGCTTCTTCTTGTTTTTCAGCAATATAATATTTAGCAAGAGCAGATTGAATTTCTCCAGCAACAGTTGGAATTGGAGCTTGAATTGTAGTTTTAACACTAGGTGTTTCAGTAGTGATTTGACCTCTAGCTGTATATGTAGGTATCTTAGGCATTATGGAGCTACCACCAATCCTTGATCTCTTTTAGTACCAAAAGCAGTACCTTGAGACATTGTTAATAAACTTGTTCCAGTTTGGAATGCAGTTCCAATCTGAGCCATACGAGCTTGTTGTCTAGCAAACTCACCTTGTATTCTAGCAAAGTTAGCTTCTTCAAACTTTCTTGCTTGACCAATTTTAGCATTATATTCTAAAATATCTTTTTCTAATTCAGCTTGTTCAGCATTATATCTCATTACTCTTAAACCAGAACCAGATAATTCTGCACCAGATTTTAATATTGCTGTTTTAGTTTGACCTTGTAATTGTTGAAACTGTTGATCAAATCTTGCAAGATCTAATTCTAATTGTTTTTCTATTTGTGCAGCTTCTTGTTCTGCAACTAAAGCATTACGATTTTGAACAGCTTGATTATATTTACCAGCTGCTCCTTGTTGCTGATATTGAGCTGCACCTAATGCACCGACTACTGCCATCTGCCAACCCATTAGAATATCCTCGCATACATATATTGATCTGAACCATCAAAACCAAATTTTTTCATTAATCCTTCTTCCTCTAATCCTAACCATTTAGCAAATTTTAAGCCAGTTGTATAGTTTGCTCTTACAGCAGTTTGAACTCTATTGATATTATTTTCTTTTGCAATACGAGCAAAATCTTTCTTAATAGCACGAGCAACAAGGAGTGGATGCTGTAAAACTTTCTCTGTAGCAATCACCCAACCTTCTGCAACACCATTCCAAATAACTTTCATACCTGCTGCAAAGATAGGCTCACCATCAATCATACCAGTAAATGCTAAGTTATCTTGTTCTAAATTCATTGGATCTCCTTCAAACTCCATATCTTTATCCATCAATACATGATTCATTCTTTGCTTCATAATGTACTGACCATGTTCTCCTTTATACTTAACAATATTTAAAATGTTATCCATCGTTTGTTTGAAGTTTAGGATATAAAGATAATATTGTTAAAGGTAAAGGTTGATCTTGTCTAACAAAGATAAATCCATCAGTTTCATAATTACCTCTGAACTCTACTTCTTTATCTCCTGTAAATACTCCAACACCACTATCCATTAAATCTGCTGAAGATCTAAATGGTATTCGTTCCATGTTATTTAAATCTGGTCCAACTTCAACTCCCAAAGATTCATAAAGTCTAATTGTTATTTCATAAATTCTTTTAGTTTTACTTTGTGATGTACCATTCTGTGAACCAGCATCTATTCTCATTGTTTGTAATAAAGATGTATAACTTAATCCAACTTTAACTTTACTTGCTGATCTATTTAAAGTGATCTCACCACTTGATACTACTTTATCTGGATGTGTTGCACCATCTGCTAAGATCGAAACAGTTTGACCTTCAAGGTGTGATAAACCAGAAAGTGTTGTAACAGGTGAACCATCATAAGATAATTGTGAATCTAAAAAGTTAAATGAAGTATCATCTGTTTCATCAAAATTTAAATTGTGAATGTATTCAATATATCTTTTGGTTGCACCATTGATTGTTCTTTTAACAATAACCCATGTTTGATATTCAGAGTTGTCAGTAGGAATGGTTGCTACACTTTCACATACTGCGTTACCACTACTAAATGTTCCACCAAATATATGTCTATGCCAAGCAACTACTTCTTGTTCTCTTTGATAAGTAAGTCCAATAAGTTGACCATCGTTACGAACACACCAAATAATTTGATTAGGCTCTTGTTGGTAGGATAGTTGTTTGAATCCACCTTCAGAGATATGCTCGGCAAGGATGGTAAGATCTGGAGCTACATAGCCATCTACATCAAAGTTATAAGCGAGTTCTCTTAATTTTCTTTTAGCTCTTTGCAAGAATAAAGTTGCGTTGCCAACAGGAAGTGCATCTACATTTGCAGCACCATTGTTGGATTGTTTTTTAATTAGAATATTTGTAGGAGTAATTGCAATATCTGTACCACCACCACTAACTGCAAACTCACCACCAGCTGTACCAATAATTAAAGTTCTTGTTGCTGTCATAAAACGAATTGCGTTTACTTGGTTCGATGCAATCGTATAAATAATAGCATCATCATCTGCTACTGTACCATGATAGTTATCATCCATGTTTTCATAATCTCCAGAAACAGAAAAGAATAATGTTTGCGGTTGAGATAAGGTTGCGGCAAATACCAATCGTTGTTCAAAAAAGGTTACGCAAGAAGGATGACCTGTAGTGTCAGAGAAAGATCCTAAAGCAAAATCTGTATCTGCGGAACCAGAAGATGGAGCAACAACACAAGTTGCTACAGCAACTGTTGTAGAGGTTATTGAAGTAATTTTATAATGACCTTCTTTAAAATGTACAAGTCTACCAACATCTGTAGATAACCAACCTTGATCATTATTAACACCTGTTGTAGATGATAAAGTTAAGTTACCAGAACTTCCAACTGATGTATGACCAGCAGCTAATGTTGTTGTTTCAATATTGTGATCCATGAATGGACCATTTTGAAAATCAACTTCAGTAAGTGTCCAGGCAGTATGACCTGTTCTTGATAGCTTTCTTACTGCATGATTAGGATGACAGATGTACATAACATCCGCAGATTGTGCATATTTAATATCAAACAATTCTGCTTCTAAGTATGGTGAACTTATTTCATAAGCTGAACCACCCGATAAGATTTGACCATTGTCTTTATAGAATCTTATATACTGATTACCAAACTCAAGTATGTAAGTTTGTGTTGTACTAAACTCAAAAGGAATAAGTCTTGTTTCTTTAGAACTATCTTTTACTTCAGCTACATATTGTGTGCCACTTCTTCTTGCTGCACTACCATGAGGATAGACAACCATGTTTTCTAATGTCTTACATCCTGTGGAATATTTAGCTAGATCATTACGACCATCAAGTCTGGGTGATAATTCACCACCAGTAAAATTGGTTAATTGTACCGCAACTCTTGCCATGGGTTAGTACCTTGCGTTAATAAATGAAGAAGCTCCAATCACATCTGATTGACCATTATCTGGATTTGTATTTTGACCTTCAGTAGCATCAACAAATCTTGCTTCTTTTAATTTATCTTGAAACAAAGTGTACATATTGGAAGCGGTTGGATTCGATGAAGTTACTGCATAAGCAATGTCAGCAGCAAGTGCAGCTGATATAGTTTCTCTTAATAGTTCATCATATTGATTTGGATCTTCAATTCTTGCAATGTATTGTATTTTAACTGTGGAATGATTTGCTACAATCTTTCTACCTT